TTCTTCTGCCTCAGCGACAGATACAACGCGGAACTGCTGAGACTGAACCTCGTCGTTCTGGAACAGGAACACCGATCCAGCAGCAGGTGCTTCGCTAAATGCACTGGCAACGTCAATCTCTGCCGTTCCATCCGCAAGCAACGTGATGCCACCAACTGGTACGTCTTTCTGCTCAACCAAGCCAGTGGACAACATCACCGACAGCTTCGGGTTGTTTGCAGCAGCCAGTGAAGTGGTCAGACCGTTGCTGCTGTCTGTTGTGATCTGCGTGGTGGTTGCAGACTTAACGCGACCTGAACGACGCGCTCCAGCCTTAACAGGATCAGCAACATCAATGACCATGCCAGGTCGCAGGATGATGCCGCTTTCAATCGCAACGCTGAACTGAATTGTCTCAGTCAGGTTCTGTTCGGACAGCAGCGTCCATTTGCCGATTCGATGCGCTTGGCCTTGGCTGTAACAACCAATGGCCTTGATGTCTTTTTTGATGATGCCGTACTTGGCGACCGCATCATGGTCTTCAACGTATTCATATTCCACATCACCATTGGTGTCGTATGACAACAGCAACGGTGTGACGTGCTTTCTGGGACGTGCCTTGATATTGAAATATGCCGTCAACAACATTGCTTGGGCTGAGCAGATACTGCGGGTCAGATGGCTTGTCCTGCAGCAGCTGTAACGTTCCAGCGCCGTAATACGCAATGCCACGGAAAATGGCCGTCATCTGCTGGATGACGTTGTAAACCTCATCTCTGCTGTTGATCAACATATTGAGGCTGAAACGTGGTTCCTGGCCGCCTGCTCCATTTGAGACAAGCCCCGAACAGTATTGGCTGATTGCGAAGAAGTCGTACTTATCAAGCGTTGACTCTGGAACGCCTGCGCCATAACGCTCACTAATCAGCAAGTCATATAGACACCAGGCTGGATCATTCGTCCATGTTGCAGCCTGGAACGTGCCGTCCCAGATGCCGGAATATGTAATCCGTCCCAGGTGTGTTGTGGTGTCTACCGTCGCGTTGCTTGGAATCTTGACCTTGATGCCACGAATCAGATACTTACGAGCTGGGATGTTGCTGAACTGACGTGAGTCAAAGCGCAAGCCAACTAACGCTGAGTTGGGATAGCGGAACTTATCGTCAATAATCTCGGTAAAGCTCTGGAAAATCGTGCTGCTGGCTCGTTTTTGACTTGTTTCATCGGCGCTCACGCGAACCATCTGCACATCAACAGGAAAACTGCCGGTCAGATTTACTAGATAGTCACGCTGATAGCGGTTGCTGCTTTTGCCGCTAATTGTGTCAGTAATAACGTCGTTATATCCGCCGTTGTTGTACTGAATCTGAATCTTGATCTGAACGCTGTTGCCAACAACATCACCATCGTCTTCCAATACTTGAAGCGATGGAATCGTCAGCGTGACACGCAAGCGATCAACATCTGTGTCTGTGATTCGACGAGTTACGGAACTGCCATTTGTAACCTCAACACCAACCGCTGTTTCTCGTTCCGTTGTGTTGAACGGACCAGCAAGATGCGTCTGACCTTGCGTTCCAACACGGGTGACAACAGTAAAGCCCTCAAAGTTATTGGTGCCGTCAGCTGCCTGTACAGGTGTGTCGTCTAGAAAGATGCTCTTGTTGCCATCCTCAAGGCCACCGATCTCGCCTTCGCTAATCAGATCGAGGACGTTGGCAAACTGTGTCGACTGGAGCGTATCGTCCTGCTCAGTTGGCGTGCTTCTACCGCCACCGCCTTTACCGCCACCACCACCAGCGCCAACGACGTATTTAGTCTGAGTCATACCTGCACCTGATCAACGTCAAGACCGCTGGATAGCACCGCCGATCCAACGAACAGCCGCCCATAGGCTATTGGGCAGGGCATACCCTGACGACTGGTATTGACGACGTTGGAGAAGGTGAATGACTCCAGCTGCACTGACTCGTCAAGTGTGCTGTTGAGTTCTGGTTGCGGTGAAATAGCCGTTGCTATTCCGGAAAGCACTAAAGCAAGTCCAATGTTGCCTGCTGCAACTGAAAACCCAATGGACGAGCCAGCAACAGCACTAAATCCCCCAGCACCAAAAGTTAAACTTGTTCCGCCAGTAACAATCGCAAGAGCGACAAAACCTAAACCAGCAGCAATTTGTCCCGCACCACGGCCCGCACCAGCGACAACAGGTGTAATGCTGAACACCTCTTGATCACTAAAAGGCAGTCCAAACGGCGTCAAATTATCAGAAATTTTTTCTCGTCCAATAGATACTCGATAACCAACACCGTCTTTTTCACTATCAATTAACCACTTCTCTAGCCCTGGAAAGTTGACGCACAATGCTTTGATGGCCTGCGCTGGTGTTGCTACATCAAACTCAAACCGGCATTGACCAAGCCGTTTACGCAAAGCGCCATAAACCTTAACGACTTTCATGCCTCAAGGCGCAGGCAGTGCTCTTCCCATAGTAACCGCCATAGACATCCCGGCTAGACAGCCTGCCCTGCACATGATGCAACACCTGTTGATCACCTAGATAGATCGCTGCATGGTTCGGCAACGGTGAAACCAGATTCATCAAAATCAAGTCACCGCGCTGCACCTCCTCAAGCGGGATCTTGCTAAACCCTTCCGCAGCAAAGTTGTCCAAATACAAGTTCTCGCCGCGATCCCAGAACTTGTCCCGGCGGTCATAATCCCGCAGCTGGATGCCGTACTCCCTTGCGTACCAGTCGCGCACAAGCGTGTAGCAGTCCACCACGCCAAACACAAACTCACGCCCTACATAAGGCAGCTCAAAGCCGGCTGGCTCGCAGTAGCCCCAGCCTTCAGTGTTGGGATTGACGATGAACCATGGCAATTCTGACTTTTCGCACGCCACACGGTCAGCTGTTGATGGCTCAGGGTTGGTTTTCGGGTGGCTGTGAACAATCGCGATCACCTCGCCCTGATCCTCTACACCTTCCCAGCCGCTAAGAACAAAGTGCTCATCTGGTGTTTCAGCAATGTTCTGGCACGGAAAGTACTTGCGCCGTCCTTTGACCACAGCAACTAAGCCGCAGCACTCGCGTGGTGTTTCAGCTTTGGCGTGCTCCAAAATCTCAGCCTTCATGGCTGGCGATAGACGCATCACTTGATCAGACCTGCTCCAGGGAATGACCCAAACGGCAGCTCAGCGTTCTCGCCAAACCGCAGCTTGCAGCTGGCAACCCGCTTGCCGCAGACATCCTGCGCTTCAGTGCTGACCTCATTGCCGTTCACGTCGTAATAGTCAGTGCCGGTGTAGCTGCATTCGCTGCTGCGGTACTTCCACTGACAGATGTTGGCGATGATCTGACGACGCGGGATCTTTTGACCAGCTAGGTCAAACTTGCTTGCAAGCTCAAACGTCACGCTGTCCCGTGTTTCGCTGGACTTGCGGTCAATAAACCAGCGTTCATCAGGGAAACGAGCATTTGGATCAGCCGTTGCGTTGGTCACAACAACGTTGAACTCAAGGTTGTCGCTGCCTTGTGTGACCAAAGAATCACCGCCTTGTGTGATGGCAAGCTTGTTTGAGCCAAAGTTGTCGCTGTCTAGATACTTGGCAAGCGTGCGGATGCGCCTCACCTCCGCTCCACCAAGGTCATTGCCCGCAGTTGTTGCGTTGACCAGCAAGAGCAGTGCCGTGATGGTGCTGCTGAGGTTGCTAACAGTCAGAGTTGGCCGGGGCAGCGTGCCGGTGTTGCTGTACTCAAAGCCATCAGCCTTGATCGGAACGCGGGAATAAGTCTTTGAATCAAAAACAATGTTGCTTTCGCCAAACTCGTTGGTACCAGCGTGGAAATAGTAGATGTCGTTGCTGCCGTGCAACGCTGAATCCAGCCTCAGCTGAAACAGCTCAATAATTGCGCTGGGGTTGGAGATCGCAAGATCGCCATATGTTGCTGAAATCGCAGTCCAGACACACGTTCCATCCGTAACGGTGTCGCCAGCAGAATTAGGCCACTCAGGTTCTGAGCTAGCTGACGTGCCAGCAGTCGTACAGCGAAAGAACAGGCCAGTGCCTTCATCGCCGGTAGAGCGACGGATGTCACCAACAGAAAACGCGGTACTAGCGTTCCAATTCGCTACTGCCATTACGGTTCAAAGACTTGGCGGAACGTTGCTTGAATTGTGGCGCGGTTTGCAAATGGGATCGACTTGGTCCATTCATCACACACCCATTTATATGTGTCTGACTCGTCTGGTGGTGACCAGTCAAAGGCAGCGTTGTCATCTGCACGAGCGTCTAAAAACGTTTCAATCGTGTCAGAGTCGGTCTCTGTCAAATTGACAAAGGACAAGGTCCAAACCTTTGGATTCTGGTTAATGCCAAACGTTAAGCGTTTTTCAAATCCGTCACCGAAACGCACTGTGCGCACGTTGGGCTGGCTTGCCTTTTGCGCACCGTAATCAGGATCAATAGAAGGAAAGGTTGCCATCAGCTTGCGAGGAGACCGCCAGGACGTTTTTGCTTGACCAATTCTTGCTGTACTGCAATGCCAATGGCTTTGCCGAGTTGTGACGCTTGAGCGTCGTCACCTTCAACAGCAGAACCCGTAGCGTCAACGTTGACTGTCACGCTACCTACGCCACCGCCTGAAGTCTCAACACCAAGGCGACCACCACGGCCACGTCGCAAAGGGAGCACGGCTTCTGGGCCAGCTTCACCCATCAGCGCCATTGTTGGCCGGCCAATGTAACCGCCCTTGGCATAAGGCACGATGCCGTTTTGAGCGAACACGTTGCCCTTGGCGCTGGGGAAGATCTGATTAACAAGTGAGCCCATGCCAGACCGCAGGAACATGCTGGCAAACGTCCGCAGCAAGCCAGACAACGACTCGCCCAAAGTCTTAGTGCCGTCAATCAGACCCTCGATCGCGCTGGTCATCTGATCAGCCAATGTGGTTTTGACTTGTTCAAGCGTGATTGCGTATTTGTCAGTTTTTTCATTCAAGTTATCTTGCGCGTCTGCCAAACCATTGACCGCGTCCAAACGGTCAAGAGTGTATTGAGTCAGCAAGTTGCTTTGCGCAAGCTCAAGGTTGTTCCCTGTGACACCGTCTTCTTTGAGTTGTTGAATTGCAAGGTCATAACCCAAATCAACTTCAGCAAGCCTGTTCCCTGCAAGCCTTGCAGTATTGATCTCTTTTGTGAGGCGCAGCACCTCGGCAGAGACCTGCACTGGCGTTTTGGTTGTTGTGCCTGTGGTGCCTTTTGTTCCTGTTGTGCTGCCAGGAGTTATTTGAACAGGGCTAAATCCGCCAGCAGTGCGCTGGAAGTAGCTGGCCCCAGCCTCTGAGGAGCCGAACAAAACTTTTTGCTGCGCTTGCATGTCCTTGAAGAACTGCGAGCGGGTGTCTTCTAAGCCGACCTGAGCAACATTAAGAGCCTCACCAAACCTGCCTTGCCTGACGAGGTTTGCAATGCTCACCAAATCTGTCAGGACTCTTGTGAAGAACCTCATCGACTGAACAAGACCTAAAACAACCGCGCCAACACCACGCACGCCGATCTCGATGGTTTTGAACAGCGGGCCAAAATCAGTGCCGCTGTCAAACAGATCACTGAACACCTCAAGAATGGCGTTCAATGCAGGCAGCAGTGCGTCAGCCAGCTGCATCCTGAAGCCTTCAAATTGAATCTGCAGGATTGAGATTTGATCGTTGAAATACTCTGCGTTTTGCGCGAAGTTCTCGCTGGTCTCGTAATTGAAACGCTCAAGCGCCTCAGTGCCGCCATTCAGCAACGTGATCAGCTTTGAGCCGGAGCGGCCAAAGATGTCCATCGCAATGGCAGCTTTTTCAGGCCCGTTTGGCAGATCAGCAAACTTGTCCGCAATCTCACCCAGCAACTGATCAGAAGGCTTAAGGCTGCCGTCTGCTTGTTTAACGCTCAGCCCCAGCTTTGCGTAAGCCTCTGAATACGTTTTAACGCCATCAGCGGCCTCGCCCTGCGTGCGTGCCAGCGTCCGCAGACCTGTCTCTAGGTCACTTTGGCTAACGTCAGCCAGCTTGCCAGCGTTGGCGTATGCCTGCAGCTTGTCAGCCGCAATGCCTGTCCTGGTGCTGAGCTTGCCAAACGCATCAGCTGAATCAATAGCACCTTTTACAAACGCGCTGAAACCTGCAACAGCAGCAGCAGCAAACAACGCCTTAAATGCGCTGCCAACGCCACGCACAGCCATGCCAAGGTTCTTGGCCTTGCCCTCAACCCCCTGCATGGAGTTGCCAAGGCGCTTGATATTGTTTTCGCCCTTAGTTTTGGCGTCGATTAACAGACCAAACTTGGCAGCCATTTACTTGCTCTCCTTATTCAGGATCTTGACCGCC